TCCCTTCCCCCTTGGAACCCCCATCCCTGACTTTGCTTTTAGCTTTTGGCCAGTAGCTCCTAGACTTTAGGACTATTACAATTTGACGACACTTGTTGTCGACATAGGAGTCTTCGTTGGATGGGGGATTTGGTTTCATCAATACGCTATGGTTTTGAATTTAGTAACCGCTAACGCGGGGAGGGGTGTAGGGGAGGGGACATGGTCCAGTGGTCAAGCTTATTCAACCCAGCTGCCCACAAGTATTAATTCAGCTTGGGGCGTGTATTAGGCTTTATAATGGCCCATAGAGGGGGATTGTGGGTAGGGGTGCTGTCCTGACCCTATTTGGTGTAGAAACGAATTTTAAGGCATTTTTACGGCGCAGGAAAGGGCATTAGGGTTTGGCAACCGGCTTCCATATATGGCAGTTGTCGTCCAGATCCACCGAAAGCCTCATGAGCCGGCTGTAGGTTCCGTAGCCGATACCGAGACGCAATATCGTCTTGGAAACGATGTCGCCGGCAAAGTAAAGGATCCAAGAAAGGCCAAGCCTGCAAACAATGTGCATGTTTGAGAGTACGGACTTCAAGGCAACCCCTTCAAGGAAGGCTTCGGCCCAACCCGCTTCCCCGGCAACACACACACCCGCCGGCTTAAATCCAGTAGCTCCATCGATGTCGACTTGGTTCGCCCAGTGGTGCCCCTGCCCAGAATCACCGCCCTGCCAAGGAACCGCTTCATGACCAAAATGTCGTCCTCGCCCTTTTCCATCACAATAAACCCGCCCAAACAATCGCTGTCCATCAGGGCCTCCTCATTGACGTACATGACCTCGGTGTCGTTGATCCGGACAGGCTCGGCTGCCCCACGCAGGATTTCCACAATCCCACGGGTCGAGCCAGTCATCGTCTCCTCATAAATCTGAGGCTGCCCACACGGATCTATCACTAATGCCCTCATAAAAAAATTCCATACCCCCGGGCGGGGGATACGCAAATTAATGCGGGGGGTGGTCACAAATTGTGACCTTAAAGATATTGGGGGGTAGGCAAGGGGGCCCCATGACCCTGTAAAATAATTTGGTGGGGGAGGGGTGGGTCCCATACTTTTTTTATTTCGCTACCCGCTAGTGACCCAGAGCCCGATTTCGGGGGTGGGTCGGGGTGGCTTAGGCTGTCGCCGTGGCTCCCTCTTTCCAGTAGTCGGCGTTGAATGTCATCAGCCAGAAGTTGGAACTGGGGCAAGGGGCGATAGCCTTAAAAACCAGTTCTTGGGGCAAGGTATCATCGGTAAAGACTTCGATCTTTGCCTCTTTGATACTGCCCTTTACTGGGTAGCCTACCCGCTTGGCTTCTTTCACAAACTCGCCAACTGCTTTTTTCGATGCTGTTTTGATGAATGTTTGCATAACTCAATTACCCCGCCTGTTTTCTGAAGGGTTCCCTTCTGGAAATTCCTTCAGTAGTTCCCCTAGTTTCTCTATCGAATCCAGAACGCTCCCCCCCTCGTGCGGGCGAGGGTTCCGAGGTTCGGCGACTCCCTTCCCTGTATAAACTCCCCATTTCCAAGGGGGTTCAACTTGGGGGGTTCGAACGATTGTATTCCCTCGCTCGTCACAAGTCCAGTCGGGGCAACTCATTTGCGAATACCTTCGAAGGTTGCTTTTGAGAATCCGCAAGGGCGGAGGCCTTGGGAGAGTTCGCTTATCGCTTCCGTGAAGCGGGAAGCGGAGAAGTTGGGATTCATATCCCTACAGAATTCGATCATCCTTTCCGTCATTGTTTGCTTGTCTGTTTGGTCTTTGATGCTGGCGACCATAACCGCCAGTTTTTCGAAGTGTTTTTTGCTCATACCTTAATTAGCTTGGATGTTTTTGGGTTCCTCGTTTTCCCCCGCTTGGGGGTTATTCGACCCCGATGGCAAGCTCCTCCATCCGTCCGATTGTGCGGTGGATTCGTGTCGGCGTGTCTAGCTCGGTCAGAAGACGATCAAAGGCATCAACTCGGTTGATTTCATCCGTGCAGTTTTCAAGCATCCAGTAGATTTCGGTGAGGTTTAAGTTGTTCATACTTTAATTACTTCGGCTGTTTTTCGGGCGTGGTTAGTCACCTCCCACCCCGATCCCCAATCTAGGCCTTCGCCTCCTCGGTTTTCGCAATCTTCTGGATAAGTGCCTCGACTAGCCTTTTATAGAAGTCATCGCTCTCGACAATATTGTCGGCCAGCTTGTCGGCAATTTCATCGTCATCAATTCGCTCCGCAACTGAACTGACAATGTCGTCAATCTCAAGGCGATCATATACCAAGTCGCTGATGTCAGAGTTGTCGATTGTGTCGGCAACTCGATCAACAATGTCGTCCTGTATCTGGCTCTTATCGTCCAGAATTTTATCGACTGCCCTGTCGATTACCGACTCGCCAAAATGACGCTCTTCAGCGTCTCGGTTGGGGGTTTCCGTGCTTGGGTTTTGGGTCGCCTCGGTAAGCGTTAAGATTTTCTCAATCGCTTCCTTGGCTACATTCACGATCTGCTGGTTGGTTTCGTTCATACTCTAATTAGTTTGGATGTTTTTGGGGTTCTTTGGTTTCCCCGATCAAAGGAATTCCAAGGGGTCTCTGTCCTCGAAAATATCCTCCAGTTCTTCGAGGGAGGTGTTTCCCCAATCGACCTCTGCCAAGTTGGATTTGATTCTTTCGTTCTGCTCCTTTTCGCCGTCTGTGATGGTTGTGTTGTTCATGCTCTAATTAGTCTGTTTGTTTTCTGGCGTTTAGGTGTCGTCCCCGATTCGTTCCGTGATTTCATCCACCTCGCTTGTGTCGTAATACTCGCCATCAACCTCGGTGAGGTTTTCCTCGGTTCCTGTGTAGTCGGCCACCCCGACCCTAAAGTCCGTGGGAGAAAGCTCTTCCACGATTTGGGAAGGGGAATAGGTTGCATAGCCTATTTTCACCTCTGGATAAACTTCATCGAGCAAGTCCCGATAGCGTTGCTCAACATCAATAGGGTCTAATTCTTTCTTGATCGCTTCCTTGATTTTGGGGTTCATACCTTAATTACCCTTAAAGTTTTTGGCTTGGATTTATCGCCCCCGCCAAGCCAGCGGGTGAAACCGACTTTACCGCATAATGCGTCCTCGGTTGTGCGGGAACTGCGAGTGACTCCGTGCGGACGAAGTATGTCAGTCCCTTGGGCAAGTCTTTCATTTCTCTGGAACGAAGGTGTTTTCTCGCACCAAGTAGTCGATGATGTCCTCATACCCCTTTGCAGGTTCGTCCGTGTAGTTGTAATAAAAGTGAACTGGAATGTTTTTCTTGAAGGCATAGGCCACCACTTGAAAGGGGCTTTTAAAGTCGTCAAAATCTCCGTCCTCCCTGTCCCAATATCGCTTATATTTCTTTACGAAATCTGGATGTGCTTTTTTGAACTCCTTTGTGAAATTGTAAGCCTTTCTACAATCCCCGAATTTGAGGTGGATGTAGTTGTCGGTTTCGCCGTAGTAATCTATTTCAGTTGTGTTCATAAACCTATCGCTCATCCGACCTTTGTGGTTGGCGTGTTGAAAAAGAACTTCCCGCTATTCTCGAATTTGAATTGATCGTGAATTTTCTCGATGAACCCAATCCAGCTTTCGGGATTGAAGAAGGAGCCAGTCATCTGTTTCTTGACCTCCTCCTTGTCCCGAAGCGTGGCCTCGGTGATCGAGAGAATCCTCTCACGAAGAATCGCCAAGGTGATGTCATCCAAGTTTTGAATCGCCTGTTTGAAGACTTGTCGGTTGGTTTTTTGTTTCATGCCTTAATTACCCGCCTTGTTTTCGAGGACTCTTACCGACTGGAAGAAAGCCCTCACAAGCTCATCACAAGCCTCGTGGAGCCGTTCGGCTTGTCGCCCCGCCTCGGCTTTTCCGTTGGTTTTGATAAGAATCAAGGCTCTCCGTGCAATCCGCAACTCGCCCAATGTTTCCCGAAACTTTTGGGTGAACTCCTTTGCCGTGGCACACCCCTCTGCCTCTCCGTGGCGAAAATAGGATGCGACTGCGGGTTTTAGGATTGCTTCCGCCAATTCCGTCCCGACCCTGTCATCGGGGAGCGAACTGGATAGCCCAAGGCATCCCGATACGAATGCCAGAAGTCTGTCGCTGAGGTCTGCGGTCTGCTTTGCCTTTGTTTTCTTGCTCATTTTCTTCCCCCTTTGTTCCAGTAGATTTCGGACATAGCTAACGGCTTTTCGTAAGTCACAATATCGACAAGCGATAAGTTTGGTTTTCTGATTGTTCGGACGACTTTTAGCCTTCCGTCCGTTAGTTGTTCCTTGGTTTCTTTGATTTGCATAAAGTAATTACTCATAATGTTTTTATGCCCTCCCGACTTTCTTTTCGTAGGCCTTGGCTAGGTAGGCGTGGGAAAACTCAAGAATTTGAGTCAAGACTTCCTCCTGTAGTGTTGTTCTGCTTTGTTCGTCGTCTATGTCCCTGTAGTGATCCTTTGCCTGTTCAATCGAGTATGCCAAGGCATCGGAGATATTTTCGACATACTCCAAGCTGGCGAAACAAGCCTCGGCGTGGCTTCTTTCTCCATTTAGCAATAGAGACAGAAGCTCAACTGCTTGGCTTAATTGGTGGGGATTTTCGCAGGCCGTAATAAACTCACCTGCACAATTTAGTTTTGTATCGTCTGTTAGATCGCTCATATTTGAATTACCCTGTTTGTTTATTTCAATACCCATCCAACTTTCAGAAGTTTTAGTTTGAGTAGCTTAATCTCTGGTCGTTTCCTTATTTCTTTCCAGTTGGGTTTGAATTGCTTGCGTTTCTTCATGCGTTCAGCCCTCTCACCATCGCTTGAGTTGCTTGCTCCTTCTCCTCGGTAATTTGGTTGTATCCACGAAGGAGGGTTAGCAACTGCTCGGCGTAGTCGTGAATGGCATGGGCGTGGTCGATCATATCCACGATTTCGGTGTCCCTGCCGTCCCTCGGCTTGTGGGCGAGTGTTATCATCGCCTCGTTCCAGCTACCGACCTCCACGACTGCATCGACAAGTTTCTTCCGAATGGTTTGTAGATTATTGGAGTTTGTCATACTGGAATTACCCCGAATGTTTTCAGAAGGGTGCTACCTCCAGCTCCGAATCCTCTTCAAAATCGACTTCCCCGATCTTGGCCTTTTCTTTTTCTCCCCCCAAATATCCCTTTTCGTAGCCGTCTTGGAATTTCTTGGATTGCGTGTTGTCTGGATAATAGCCTGTGTCGTTGTATGAATCTTGATACCCCTCGTCATACCCTGTTTGAAAATCAGTGTCCGTGCCTTGGCCTTGGTAGTCGCCAACTCCTGTGTCCTCCTTGTCGCCATCTGCGACCCAAGTCCCTGTCGCCGACTTGTCCTCTTTCTTTGGGTAGTAGCTGGTGCCGTAGCCAAGGGACAACTGGTCTTTGGCGTAGCTTTTCCTAGCGATGGGTTTGACCCGCTTCTTGTCGAGGATGGCTCCGTGCTTGGTCGAAACTACATGGTTTGCCTTCACCTGAATCGGTGCGTTGGGAACGCAACCGAAGACTTGTTTGACTGCCTCCGTGCCGTCATAGGCTGATGTTGCCACCACAAACCCGCTTGCCGTGTCCGTGGTGAAGCGAATCACATAGAGGGAAGGGGTTTCATCCCGATAGAGGGTGAGATGCCCATCCTTGCGTAAAATCAGAAGGGCGGCATATCCCTCGTAGTATTTAGCAAGCTCCTTCCAGCCCTTGCCCTTGGTGAAGGTGTTGAAAAGGTCTTCGCTGTCACAAGTCCCGATCTTTTTGCGATGAGGTCCCGAATAATCGACAATGCCGTTATGTGCCAAGGCAAGCTCCTCGTTCACGAAGGGATGGGTATTTTTAATACCGACATCGTTGGTCGAAGTCCGTCCGTGGAATAGTCCAGCCGTGCAGGGTTTGACATCGCCCTGCTGGTCGTAGGTAGGCTTGGCAACGGATTCCCACTCGCCAAGGGGGTCGTAGCCGTATCCGAGAAGACTGCCTGTCACTAGGCGTAGATGGGTGATGCCATCAATCTCCCCGCCCGAAAGGGCATATCCGAATCCGTCCTTCTGATCCTTCAGCAAGTCTCGGCAAGTTGAAACCATCTTGTCGAGTTTGTCCTGCTCAAGGGGTTTATCGGTTGAGAATCCAATTAGTCTGCACATAGCTTAATTATCCTTTCTGTTTTAGCTGACCGCATAGCCATCGGTTAGGCGGTGAAGATCGTCGTGAATCAGTTTCTCCCGAAGCTCAATAGCTTTGGTCGGATGAAACTGCCGAAATCGTCTCCACATATATTGGCGGATGGTTTCGGGGAGGGTCTTGAATCGAATCATATCCTCCAAGGTGACACTCACCTCGCCATTGGTGGCTCGAAGCGAGTTTTCGTCTGCCTTCGCATCGACCTCGGCGGAACGCATAATCCATTTATTGAGATCGACCCATCCCATAATCTTCCAGAAGTCCAGCGTCCCTCCGTGTAGCCTGTTCTCCGTGGTGGTATGCTCGCAGTAGGCAGAGGAATGATTGATCGCCAAGTAGCGGTCAGTCTGGTGGCGATAGTTCGTCCCCCTGCGGATCGGGCGATTCATCGAGCAGTAGTGGTTCCCCAAGCGGGAGGGGGCGACAATCTGCGTCAATGCGGGTAGGCATTTGATAAGTCGCTTGGCTCGCTTGGATGCCATCGCAGAGGAGATTCCACGCTGGTCGAGATGAACGTGCATCCCGCAAGTGGTGTTTACCTCGGCTCCGTGAAGGTTGAGTTTATCGACAACAGATCGGAGTCGAAGGGGGCGTTCGTGTCGAAAGGTGACTTTGAATTCTGCCGCACCCCAATCTTCATTTTCGGACTCCTCGCAGTTGTCTTCCGACTCGTCCCTGTCCTCGTTTTTATCGGGATAGTATTCGAGAGAGCCATCGTCTTCATGTTCGATTAAGTATCGGCCAAGGGTTCGAACGCTGGGGATGTCGGACTCACGCTGAAAGACGCACTCAAGCTCAACGGAGCAGAGGTCGCCCTTAAAAGACTCGAAGTATTTTTCCTCAATGGTCGGCTTGTAAGGGTTCACCTTGAGGCCACCACGAATATAGGAAAGTTTGCCCCAATTCTGCTTGCGGGTTTCCCACCGCTTTTTTTCCTTGTCGAGTTCGGCGATGCTGATGTCGAGGCATCGGGCATACCATCTGTCACGAAGTTGCTTTGATTTTCTCATATTTGAATTACCTCCGTTGTTTTTGTTGGTTTCGTAGAAAGCGGAGAAGTCGGAGTAATTGGCTCCGTCATCGACATATTCCCGAAGTGTTTGTAGGTAGGCCGGTATGATGTCCGAATCGACATCGTCCAGTCCCCCGATGCCGTATTTTCTTTTGAATTTCTTGAGCGTGAATTTCCTCACGCTCCAATTACCCTGCGTGTTTTATGCGGTGAGGAGTCGAGCCTTTGCCCAAAACCGACATTCGTTTTGGTCGTATCGGCGGGGATAGGGTGAGGCGTTGTGCTTGGCGACAAATCCCTCCCAAATCACCTCGCAACGGCGTTCATTCACCTCCCGCATATCCTCCAGAATGAGTCTTGCCTGTTCTTGTGTGTATGCGGGGAAGCGGAGGATTGCGTTTTTGGGGATGTCGTCCAGCGGAACTTCGCACAAGCCGTCCAGCAGGGTGCGTCTCTCCAGATAGGAGAGGGTGGAGTCCATCACATCCATCACCACAACCGATCCCTTGCCAGCCTTGGTTCTCCTCCCAAGGAACTCGCAGTCAAGCAAGCCAAGGCCAGCAAGGTTCGGCGTGGTTGCGACAATGTCCAGAATGTGTCCCGACTCGGCGAAGGTTGTGCCGTGCCGTGAAATCACCCTTCCACGCTCGGCATCCACAACACATCGCCAGCCGTTTACCTTTGGCTCGAAACTCCACTCACGAAAGGACTCCAACTGAAGTGCCGTGACGCACGAATAGGGTCGAAGCGGTAGCCTCGGCGACTTCGTGAGCAGAGTTGTGGCAACCTCAACTGACATAGATTCTCGCTGGGCAAACCGACTGAAGCTGTAGGTTCTGCTCTGGCTTAAGAATCTTGTGACGCTCAATATGGAACTGCTCGGTGGGTTGGAATCCCCGCTTGATGGTGACTGCCTGTGAACTGCGGTGCTTTTCGACCAGCATCCGAAGCTCCGAGACAAAGTCGCCAGCGGTGGCGGGATTCAGCTTTGACCCATCAATCTTGAAATCGAAGCTCTGCTGAAAAGCGGAGTCGAAGACTGGCTTGGGCAATACCGAAAGCACCTCCTCGCCTGTGACGGCAGGGTAGATTCTGGCCATCGTGATTTTTGCCGTGCAGTCATCTCCCTGCATCTCGGCGGTGGAAGCGGGGAGATCGCCAGCGGTGGTTCGGGCGTGGTTCATACGCCAAAACTCAAGCGAGGCGGCCTCCAGCAGGTCTTCCTTGGCCTTGCGTAGATCGCTCTCGGCGTGGTCAAAGGCTTGCTTGGCCTTCACAAATGTCGTTACCGGCTTGCCATCGACATTCAGAAGGGGCTTGGGTTCCTTCTTGCGGGATGGCTTATGCTCCGTGAATCCGTCCAGATTGATTGTTTTCATAATCTAATTACCCCCCTTGTTTTCAATGCAATTAGTTTCAATGTGGCCAAACGCATCAAAGACCTCTTCGTCCGTTAGGCCGGATAGCCTTGCCCTCATCGCATTGATAAGTTCCTCTTTGGGCGTGTTGTAAAAGTCTTCGTGTTCGTTTTCCACGCAAGATACAAGATCAAAGGCGTGTAGGTATTTCAATTTGCCACCCCAGCCTTTGCGTGTTTTACCAATGACTTGGTGAATCGGGGAACACCCAGCCCATCCCATCCCAATGTCTCTTTATTGATCGAGCCAGCGATCATATAGATGTCGTGCATAAGGCTGAAGGTGTCCTTGGTGTCCAACATCTCCCGCAACCGAAGCTTGAAGTGTCTGGAGTGGCAAACCTCTAAATCCATCACTAGGTCAAGGTGCCCCCGATTGACCAGAATCGACCCACCAGCCTCCACCAGTTTGGCTCGCTCGATTGCCCTCTTTGCGATCTTCCCGATGAGGCGGTAGTCCTTGTCGGAAAGGGTTCCCCAAATGCGTGGGTGGCTTGTGCTTTTAGTGGCTTTTTTCTTCATGGTTTAATTACCCTCGGTGTTTTTAGCCCCTCCCGCACCACGAAGATCATAGTTCCCCCTTCCAAACCGACTGAAAGCAGGGGTCGCAGGAGATGTAGCTCATCCTTTCAGCCTCCCGCTTGTCGGCAAGATATGGCCTTCGGCGAGTTCCATCACGCTTGTTGCAGGTCTCGCAAACGCCAGTTTCGGGCGGGGGCATAGCTTGTTCGAAGAAGTTGTCCACAGCCTCCTTCCTCGAACACCCTACGCCAACTGGCTCCTCTGGATCGCCACAATAGTTTGCATCCACACAATACCATTGCCCCATAGCAATGTGTGATGCGTGCAAACCACCAAAGCCTAGCCCTCCCTGACACCAAGGGACGCTCATTTTACCACCTCCGTGGGGACTATTTTGGCCAGCTTCTCAATAAGCCATTTCTTGGCCTCCTCGACATCCTCTGTCTTGACAGGGTTTTCATAAAGGCTGGTGCGTAGGTAGAATGTGCCCTTTGAAATATAAAGATTCCAATCGCCAGAGGAGTATTCATCCCAAAACCGAAGGGATCTCGTCCCAAAGCCAGCCTCCCACATGCCCTTGATTGTTTCGGTGCTGAAATTGGAGTGTCCGTGCCTTTTCCTTGCGGGAAGGTTGCGAACCTCCTCGTATATATTTTTTATAGGAGCAAACCTTTCGGCATCCTCCTGTTCCTGCCGTTTTTGGACGGCTTCGGCGTGATCCTTGGCCGCTTTGTCCATGCTTTGTTTCGATCTGATTAGTTCTATTGCTGTCATGTGCTAATTAGCCCCTTTGTTTTTCCAAGATAGGTTTTGATTGCCTCCAGCTTGGTGACATACTTCTTGCCCTTGTTTTGCCCATCCAATATCTCGAAGATGAAGCACTTTTCCGCCCTTGGCTTGAGTCCGCAGAGCCTTGCCTTGCCCCGACTGGTCGCAAACTCCTTCGTAAGGTCGGCCTCGGTCAGTCCGTAAATGGAATACGTTTGACGCAGGGAGGACAACTCCTTGGTGATAACGGAACCCTTTTCCACCGAGCATACCTCTAGCTTGAAGGTGGCGATGTCGCTGTCGTATGTGCAGTTGCCCAATCGGAGCGAAAAGTCTGATGACTTCTTGTTTATGGCCTCCAGCTGTGGGTTAATTTGATTCCGTATGTTTTGTAGTAGTTGTTTTGTAATCATGATTTGTTTCCTTTCTATTGTTTTTTTTATCTATCGTCAGCTATGTAGCGATTGAACTCCTCTATGCTGCCCTCCTCGGCTCGAAAGTTTACGCAAGGGCATTCCGCTTCCGCATTTACTTTCCTTTCAAACTCAAGCCACCTTGGGTCAGTCTTGGGCAGTGCTAAAATTTCGCTAATGGTCATTCCGGTGTCCTTGTTTTTTTTACGCACCATTCAACAGCATGGAGAATCTCGTCAAAGGCCAAGTAGTGCGTGATATAAAAAGAATCCTTTGCGTCTTGAGAATCCCCATCGTTCTTGTCCAAATAAACCTCATAAGCATTTGAGTTATTCTTTTTAATCTGCTCCAGCCTAGCTAGGATATCTTTCTTAACCCTGAAAGAATGAGCCTTGGATTTAGTTATATCGGTCATGTCTGTGTTCATCGTGTTCCTTTCCCTAATTATCCCCGCTGTTCGGAGAGAATGTCGTATAATGGACATCCTCAACATCGCCCTCATCGAACCACATATTCTGGATAGCGTGTCCTGTCTCATCGGCCATCTTCTGGATGACCGGATCGGGCGGAGCCCAAGCGGTGAGGAAGGAGACCGAGTTGTCGTTCCAATGCGTGTCGGAGGCGTTCCACTTCGTCCCCCAGTTAGCACAACACCAGTCATACCAATCCTTGTGGCCGTATTTCCTTAAATTCTCGATGGCCGTCTTGCCTTCGCCCAGTTCCTTTTCAGAAAGGCGTTTTCGGCTGTGTTCCATTAAGGCCTTTGCGGTCTTGATGCCCTCCTTTTCAAGCCAAGAACCCTTGCCCTTCCACCACTTCAATCTTTCCGAGAAAAACTTAAGATCGCCCTTGATGACGGCCATGGCCTCCTCCACCGACCCGCCGGCGGTGATTTGCAGGGAAGGGGGCATCCGAATGACCCTGTCGAAGTCCAGCCCCTCCTTCCCGTCGTCATCCTTGGAAACATAAAACTTGAGTTCTTCCTTGATGGACTTCGAGACTGCGTTTGTATCAATCGTTAGTTCGTTTGTAATCCAGTTTGGCATGGCTCAATTACCCCCGATGTTTTTGGAAAAGCTCCATCTGCCCAACCCCTCGGAAGAAGCGGAGGGACCGCCTTGGGCAAGCCCATATATCACCGGAATCCCGTTCCAGAAGAAGGGAGGATGCTGATTCCTGCCCCTTTGTGCCTATTGCCCTTTTGTAGCTGGGCTCGGCCATGTATTTTGTGAAGATGCGTGTCTGTGTGTTAAACCAGTAGCAGTCCCATAGATTCTTTGCCTTCCGGATCTTGACCCTTCTTTTGACCATGACCCATGGGCTGTTTTTGAACCCCTTTAGTTTGTGTCTGCCAATTATATCCCATTGTTGTGCCATGCCCCAATTACCCGACTTGTTCCAAGACCTCCACCTCCTCGGACTCGACGGGCGGCTCAATCTCCCGAAACCTCCATTGTGCGAAGCCTCGCTCGGGGTGAGGGGGCTTGCTGGATGCGGGGTTGGTTAGCTCCACCAGATAGACCACGACCTCCCCGACCTCGCCCTTGTGGGAAATTCCCACGCCCATGTCCCTGACGGTATAGGTGCGGTCCTTGAGGGGGAGTTGTGTGTAGTAAATGAAAAGCTCCGGCGGGAACCGATCATCGACGCAGACAACCTTCGAGCCCTTTCTCATAGGTGCTTATCCATGAGCTCCAAGACCCCGAGCCAGTTCTCCTTCGTTTTGAAGTAAATCTCCATCGTGGCCGAACCCCCCGACCCGCCACTGCTTTCGATCAGATAAATATCGATTCCGTAAAGGCTGGTGTCGTCCTTGTAGGCATAGTAGCCCTTAAAATCTATCTGGTTAAACGAGAACATAACGTGGCTGTCCACATAGACCTTGATCCTCCCGTTATAGATTTTCAGGTCGTAGGAGTGCTTCACATGAAAAGAAAGCCCGATCCGGTAATTGCGCCGATGATGATGCCGGCGATGTAGAACCGGTCGGTTGTTTCGACCTGTTTGTCCAGTTCGCTCATTTGATTGTCTTTCCCTTGGACGGAAGCGAGGCGATGTGGGACTCGACCCAGTAGACAAGATGGCGGTCGGCTTTCTCGATAAACTCCCGCGAGATCCGCGTGAATTTGTGGTGTCGCTTGGAGGCAATCTCCAAGGCAACCCGCTTGAGTCGGGAAGGGGAGATGATCATATCTTGAAGATCGCCCGGATCAGCAGGATTGGGATGATGGTGAGGGCCAGCCCCAGCCAGAGGCCGAGGTTGAACCAGAACAGATAGAATAAGTATTTCATACCCCCCAATTACCCACGCTGTATACAAGCAGGGCGCCAAAGCCCTCTTTGATGCGTTGATCCATGCGCCTTACCCATCCCTCTCCAAGCTCGTAGGCCAATAAAAGCCTCCCGATGCATGAGGTTTGTTGCAGTAGATATTGCGGCGTGAAGACTTGGAAGTGATATATGCTGTCCGAATCAAGGGGGGCTGATAGGACAACGTACCCGCAACTAAGTCTGGAAAGCTCCTTGGTGAAGGCTGGCACATCCTTGACGTGCTCGATCACATCGAAGGCCGACACCACCCCAAACTCCCCGTAAATCTTTTCCAAGGGCTGGTCGGTGTCCACCGGAAGGTCGGGTGCGGGGTCTTGGGTGATAACCCGAAAGCCGTGCGGCTCGATTCTTTCCCGCGACCTGCCCATTCCAGCACCCACATCAAGCCATAGGCGGTTGGGCATGGGCAGGGCAGAGCAGAGTGTTGCGGCAAGCCCTTGGGTGAACCATTGGGTATCCTCACGCCCCCGTTCTCCGGCGGTGACGGCTAGGTCGACCTTGTCCACTAAAACGCCTTGAGCTCGGCCCTCTTGGTGCTTTCGAGGGTACGCCAAATTTCGATCTGATTTTGTGCCGCCGTCATGAGGGCTTTCATTTTCTCCTCGATAAACACGGCCTCTTTGTGGGCCTTGAGCAGGGCAAGGTATTCCTCGTGGGCCACGGCATCCCGTTCCTGTGCGGCCAAGGGCATGTTGGGGTATTGCTTGGCAAGCTCCTGCATGAGGACGGCCTTCTTGCTCTTAAGAAACTGGTCGATGTAGGCCTTTTCGGCCTTGGCGTTTGCCAGCTTCTCGGCGTTGTCCCGCATCCAGTTTAGCGCACGGATGGGATCCGGTGCTTCTTCAATTTCGTAGCTCATTTTTTCCTCCTATCGCATCTGACCCAAGCAAATCCAAAGGCCTTAGTGGTGCGGTTGCGTCTAAATGCCTCGCCGTAGGTCATCATGGAGAACTTCATGATGTTCCTGTCTTTGTCCACTAGGGCGAAACTAAGCTCGGGCGTATTCTGCCCTTGCCAAAGGCGGTCTGCCTTGACCTTTTTTCTTCTTGAGTAGGGTCTCTTGATCTCAATTCTTTTGTGCCTCCACGCCCAAGCGCCTCGGTGTGCGGCAACCAATCCAACTCGTCCAATCATTTTAGGCGGGTAAGATGAAGCCCTTTTCTCGGGCCCATCTTCCATTGGCGTGGATGTCGGCGTGACAGTCTTGGCAGATCGCCATGAAGAATTCCTCGGCGCAGAGACGCCATCCGATACGCCCCCGTTTGTGGTGAATCTGTGTGGCCTTCTTCCCGCAGAGCCGGCAGAAGCGGAACTTTTTTAGATAGGAAAGTCTTAACTTTCTGTAGGTATCCAGCTGGCCCTTTCGCTTCTGCGTAAAAGGACGAAGCGGGGTTTTGCGCCGTAGAAAGCATCGCTTCACCCCGCCGAGGCCCTTTTGACGAGGTCATAGTAGTCGTCCCGCATCTCTGCCCCGTTTTTACGAAGGTCGGAAAAGAACTCCGGCTCATCGGGGAAGGGCTTGGTGTCCAACATGGCTATGCTTGGGAGAAGGCTGCCCCACCGGCAAAGCCCCTTCCGGTCGGAAACAAGGATGGCCAAGAAGAAGAGAAGCTGGGTGACCCCCACGGAGGCACTCTTTTCAGGCTGATCCTTGCTCTTTCTCCTGATGGTCAGGGCCCGATCCATCATGCTTAAGAGCATGAAAGACTCGATGGTGGGGGACTTCTTATCCCCGATGCGTTGGCGGATATACTGAAATGCCGTCTCGGTAATTTGGTTGTTCATAAACCAATTACCCGGCTTGTTTTTTGCTCACCCTCATCCGGCTACGTGAGGCGGTGGGGTGGGCAAGGATTATTTTAACAACTCAACACAAAGGCTTGCGTTTAAAAACACGGCGGGTAATTGCATCATGCGTATGTTCCTTTTTGAAACGTCACTTGATGCCCGGAAGATGAAGAATAACCATCCTCACACCTACAAGCAGATTCAAGGGCTGGATGCCTCGGACTTCATGGGGTGCTGGGTGAGCATGAGGGGAGGGGAGGATCCTCAGGAGTGGGTGGCCCTGCTTCGGTTCTACCGGAATGGCTCCTTGGGCGGGGGAGGGTATTGTGCCCACGGCTATTTGTGGTGCCGATGCCAGCCGGCAAGCGACCTTTACAGGGCTTGGGGATTCTCGGTGCGGCCGAGGTTTGAGTTTAAGAGGCTCAAGAATGCCCCCGGACATGGGCTGGAATGGCAGTTGAGGGGATCAGCCGATACCTTGGACGAGTTGCTTACGGGTATCGGGGGGAAGATTTCTTTGGCGAAGATGGCCGTTTCGAGGGAGTTTTCGGTCCTGAAGGACACCGCCCGTCGCCATCAGATGCTTGAGCCCGGGCTGAACTGATAATAGGGGTGCTAGGGGTGCTAGGGGTGCTAGCCACGCTAGGAATGCTAGGAATGCTAGGATCGCTACCGAGTGTCACAAGTGTCACAGGGTAAAAAGAGCCAAAAAACGTGTTGTGACAGCGTGACACTCGTGACACTCGTGACACTCGTCCTTGAACAAGAACACGGTGGGTAGTTGTATATGGATGAGAACCTATTGCCCGAAACAGCAGAGATTCCCACATGTCCCTTTGGGGATAGGTGCTTCGGTTGTTGTGCTGGGGAATCTCTCGGTGGACAGCCGGCCCATGGATCCGGACGGGCAACTGCTCCTAGCCAAGGAATTTGAGCCTAGGGAGCCCCAGCCGGACTATATGACCACTTTTGTCAGGATTAGGTCGATCAACGGCAAAAACGTCTACCTGTGTGATCCTCAGAACATCTTGGCCGATGAGGAGCGGTGGCGGGGTTGCCGGGCCTGTTGCCGGGAATGCAAGCGAGCCTGCAATACCAAGCCCCCAAACCCCAAAACCGCCCGCCGTGATGCGGCAAAGAAGAGAATAACAAATTTTGTGTTGACACAACTAGGCACCAAAAATAGTGTGACTCACGTTGAAGCCGCTGTGCGAAAAAGGATGCAATACCTCGGGAGTCTCGGGGGCAGAAAATCATCACCGAAAAAACGTGTCGCCGCTCGGCTTGCGGCACTCACACGATGGAGGATGCGTAAAGCTGTAAGCGTGTCCGGTGATGTTGTGCCAAGCGATTAGTTTGTCGCACAATAAATATTCGAACACCAAAAAATTATCGCTTCGCATAGCTAAAAATCAGCCAAAAAGGTTTATCGAAGCTCGACGCTAGGCTTCGGAAGAAATCAAAGCCGGTTCCCTTTCCCAAGGATTACCAGTGGGATTGGATACGGCATTTCCTCATTCGCGGTCTTCGCAAGACCGACTTCGTTCATTTCGGCGGGAACGATCTCCGCCAAATCATGTGTGCCCTTCGTCATTTTGACGACTTTTTGAATTGTCGTTTTCGGGGGCGTTATCGCTCCGCACCGCTGGAACTCGAATGCAAAAGCGGGAACGGCTTATGACACAACAAACCAACAACAACAACCAACTCATAGATTCGTCAGCCCTTCACCACGGGCTACGGACCTTGGCGCATGTGGTGAAAGACAACGTCCTCGACCAGACGATCTCCATTCAGGGGAAGCGGTATATCAAGGTAGAGGGCTGGGGGATGCTCGCCAATGCGGCGGGTTTCATCCCCGGGGTGGCCGAGGTTCGTCCCGAAGGGGACGGCTATGTGGCCACTGCCGAACTGCGGAAGGCCGACACCGGCATTGTCGTTGCGAAGGCAGAGGGATTCTGCGGACGTGACGAGCCGCGCTGGAAGAACGCTCCCGCCTATGCCATCCGGTCGATGGCGCAGACAAGAGCCTTGTCTAAGGTGGTTCGCTCCGCCTTGGCCTCGGTGGTTCCCTTGATGGGGGTTTCCGATCTTTCCGCGACGCCGGCGGAGGAAGTCCCCGATGGCGGGTTCAAGGATCACGAGGCTCGTGGTCGCATTGTCGAGGTTCAGCCAGACCCTCAGGAGGCGAAGGAAATCCGCCAAGCGTTGATTGAGACCGAGGGCACGAAGGTTGCCGAAAAGAACCGCCAAGCCATGCAGGCCGACTCCCACGCCCCTGTGGAGGACATGGTGCTTCCGTTTGGCAAATACAAGGGCCAGACGCTTCGCCAGATCGCCAGAGAGGATGAGGGTCGCAAATACCTTCATTGGCTGGAGGGTCAGGAACTCAAGCTGGCCAAGAACGGCAAGCCGTTCCCCAACGACATCGCCAGAAACAAGATCATCCGCCGGCTCCTTGAGACGGCGCCGGAGACGTTGGACAACGTGCCGTTCTGATGGCTTGGGAGTTCATTAAAATGCTGACCGAAACATCCATGGTTCTGGTGGGCTACGCCCTTTTTGTCGGGGCGGGGGTCACCGGACTGGTGTTTGTCGTCTGCTTCATGCTGTGGCTCTGGGATCGCGTCCGAAAGGAGATGCGTGAACCCTGATGCCGTCAGCGTGGAGGGGCCTGAGGGTCTTCACTTTGTCTGGGTCGGAAAGACCGAGAAAGAGGGGGACCTTGTGCATCTGTGTGGTGACGACATGGAGCGCATTTTTTGTGTTCCAGCCGAATGGGTCTCCAAGGCCACGCCGGCAGAGATAAGCGAAATTTATGATAAGGCCAAGGCCTTGCCCGAGGAAGCCGAATGATTGTCGCTGATGATCGCAAGGGATTGCCCTCTGCCTCGAAACGGGAGCGGTGGAGCAAATGTCCGGGGTCGCATGCCCTTGAAAGGCTTGCGCCCGAACAGGAGCCCACCGAAGCCCTGATGAAAGGCAACCGAATCCATGATGCGCTTTATCGTGGCGACATGTCGGGCCTCTCGCCCGACGACTTGGAGGTAGCGGAGAAGCTGGCCGAGCTTGAGAAGTTGGCGTTGCGCCAATGGAGGGAGGACATCGGCTACGAGGGCAAGCCGCTTGTTCTCAAGGAGCAGAGGCTCGGGTTTGCCGAGGGCTCAGAGGTAAAGATGACGGGCAAGCCCGATGTGGTTTATTCCAATGACGAGACGATTCTGGTCATTGACTACAAGACCGGATATGTCGAGGTCGACTCCACCGAGAATCCCCAGCTTCGGGCCTTGGCGGTGCTGTCGGCTGAGGAATTCAAGGTCAAGACGGCTTATGTGACCATCCTACAGCCGGGGAAAGCCGTGGTCATTGAGAAGCTGTCCGAGTCAGCCCTTCGCATGGAGTCAGAGCGGATCAGGAACGAGCTTCAAAAGCTGGAAAGCCAGATCGACACAAGGGTCGCCGGCCCCCAATGCCAGTATTGTAGGGCGGTGGGCATTTGCCCCGAGGCGGCCAGCCAGACGATGGCCTTGGCCCAGATCAAGCCCGAGGCGAGGGACCTTATCAACCCTCAGGATTTACCCAAGCTTTTGGAGGGATGCATTGTGGCCGAGGCGGTCATTGATGCCGTCCGGTCTAGGGCGAGGGAGATCCTCTCTGACGGGGGAGAGGTTAAGGGATGGAAGCTTCAGTCCGTTAAACGCCGTCAGGTGTCTGATGACGCCGAAGCCCTCCAGAGGCTTGCGGAGGAGCTTGGGACGGATGGGGCCCTCAAGGTGGCCAGCGTTTCCCTGACCGAGGCCGAAAAAGCCATCCAGAAGAAGCACGACTGCTCCAAGGCCGAGGCCGTCAAGCGGGTGGATGCGCTTCTTGGGGAGATCGTTGAGAAGCGCGAGTTCGAAAGGCTGATGCGATGCAAGTGAAGCTGAACATCAACGAGGTGCTGGTCGCCGGCTATGTGGGCATGCGTCGTAATGCCGAGGCCAGCTATCGCCATCGGGAGCCGAGGTTTCCGGAGCGGGTGACGGGCGAGTTGTGGGGTTTCCATATCGAGTCGGCTCATGCCGAACTTGCCGTTTCGAAGGCCCTTGGAATCTACTGGGGCTACGGGGTGAACACCTTTCATTCCCCCGACATCGCCAACACGGATTTCGAGGTCCGCTGGTCGAGCAGGAATGACGTGAAGATACGCCCTGACGATAAGGGGATCATTGTCTCGGTGACGGGCAAGTGTCCCGACTACGAGATCATGGGATGGATTTATGCAAACGAAGGCAAGGCCGAGCAGTTCAAACACTCCAAGGATCCGGTCTGCTACTTCGTCCCGCATAAGGATCTAAGGCCGTTTCACAGCCTTGAGGCGCTCTTAGATCACAGAAAAAAAGAAAGGCTCAACAAGGAGATACTATGAAATCAGGTGCAGTTGATGTGAATGTGAACTCGCTCAGGGCGGTCAATTTTGACTCCGACCCTGTCCTTGGCGAATTCTTGGAGAAACGGGCCGGTAGGATTATCGACCCGCTGGTCAATTCAGAGGTCGCCCGATTGGAGGGGATTGTCGCCCAGATGCGGAAGGCCGTTTCCGACGTTCAGGCGATGAGGATGGAGGTGGCCTCCTACAAAGAGGTGACCCTGCGTCTGGCGATGGAGGTGGGGGCCCTTCACAAGATGGGGCTTCTAAGCAGGCCGGGAGCCATCGAGGGGAAGCATATCATCATGGCCACATCCAGCGCGTTTGGTGTGCCCATCGACAAGCTTCTTGGGTCCGAGCGTCCAAACCATATTGCCTTCCCGCGCATGGCGGCGATGTGGGTGATGCGGGAAAAGCTGGAGATGGCCTTGATGGACATCGGGCAGATTTTCAACAAAGACCACGGGACCGTGCTCCACGCGGTCAAGCGTGTCCCGAGGATTGCCAAGGTCGACAGGCTGTTCGCCGAAAACCTCAACAAGGTGATTGTGGCCTTTAACTGGGAGGAACGCGAATGAGCCAGCAGGCGTTTGTCAGCAAGGGCGAGATGACGGCCAACAGCCCCAAGATCCGCGAGGATATGGAGCCAAAGCTGGTCAAAAAGCCCACCAAAAAGAAAGCAACCAAAAAAAACATCAGAAAGGGGTATCAAGAATGAAAGACGGACTATACGCAAACATCCACCGCAAGAGGGCCAGAATCAAGGCCGGTTCCGGCGAGAAGATGAGGAAAGCGGGATCTGAGGGGGCGCCGACCTCCGAGGCCTTCCGCAAATCCAAAAAGACGGCAAAGAAAATCAATACAAGGAGCATGTATGGGGAGTAGCCCAGCTTGGCAGAGAAAAGAGGGCAAGAACCCCGAGGGCGGCCTCAACGAGGCTGGTCGCCGTAGCTACAACAAGGCTACAGGCGGGAACCTCAAGGCTCCGGTGAGCAAAGAAGAGGCCTCTCGCTCGCCCAAGTCGGCGGGACGGCGGAGGTCATTCTGCGCCCGAATGGAGGGCATGAAGCGGAAGAACACCTCATCCAAGACCGCCGGCGATCCCGACAGCCGAATTAATAAGAGCCTTCGCAAGTGGGATTGCTGATGAAGTGCGACCTTGCCATCAGAAAGGCCAAGAAGGGGGAGAAAATCTCCCATCTTGGGGTCATCCAGTTTGGGAGGTGCTTCCCCGACAAGACGAAATATGTGAACTGGGAATTCCATTATGACGGCAAATCGGGGAAAGCCATGTTTGACGCCGGGATCGAGCTTCTAAAAAAAGACAAAGAAGCGGTCATTGATTACGTCGTCAGAAAGGCAATTACCTTCACGGCAAGCCTTCAGAGAGCCAAGAAGAAATGAGCGAAGACCCCCAGCAGTCCCTTGAGATGGTGGAGCGGTTGCGGGATTACGAGCCGTTTGGCTGGTATCTGTCCAAGCAACTTTCCGTGCTGTCTGGGATGGAGAACTCATGCCTTGACCCAGCCGTGACGCCGGAGGTCAGGGAAACTCGTTTCCAGCAATACAGGGGGGCTCGGGCCCTCTTTGTGGCGTTTGAGCAGCTGGAGGCAGGGCTACGGCTGGGGATAGCCCAGAAAAAGAAAAACGAAGATGCCAAATAGACCATCAAAGTCGGTTTATTCCGAAATGCTGGGGGAGGAGCGCAAGCAACAGGCCATTTGGAGGCATGTCGCGGCCGTTTGCGTGTCCAAGTACGGGCCGATTTCGGTTGAGGCAACGCCACTGAGGGCAGTTTTAGACATTCAGGAAACCGAGGGGGGCCTAATCGTTGGCGTCGAGGGCCTGCGGAGGAGCCTTAAAACGAGGCTAATTGGGGCATGGCGAGCTCTAACAGGATAGCCGCCACCCTGCCGGTTGCCCCTCGGAGCATCCAAAGCACCCTTAGATTTGTTTCCAAGGGCGGTGTAAGGGTGTTTCGAAACACGGCCTACAAGCTCTACATGAGGGATCTTGTGTTCTCGGCCAACAAGTTTGTGCCAGCCAGTCCGCTGGACGGACCCCTCAAGGCTGATGTGACTTTCGTGTTGGCTAGGCCAAAAGGGAAAAAGAAGGGTCAGCGGGAATATGCGCCCGTGCGCCCGGATCGGGACAATTTAATCAAGCCGGTAATGGACGCTTTGACATCCAGCGAATGGTGGCTGGATGACGCTCAGGTCGTCACCGGAGATATCACGAAGGTTTATGGAGCTACAGGCGAAGATCCCTGCATCGAAATCGTCGTGTCTAAGGTTTAATCCCGCCAGTTGGTGGGGGGACACGGGGAAGCTGACCCTAGAGGCGAAAGCCCTGTGGCTTGAGATGCTTTTGCTTATGCACATATCCCCAAGACGGGGCTATTTGGTCAGCGAGGATGGCAAGTTTATTAACGCCGGCGATATCGCAAGACGGCTCAAGATAGAAAAGAAACACGCCATTTCGATATGCAACGAACTTGAGAACTCGGGGATATTTAGCCGCAACTCCGATGGCATCATTTACTCGCGGAGAATGGTCAGGGAGCAGGCAAAGATAGAAAAAGAGGTCAACGAGGCCCGTGGGGAGGATGAGGCGGCGAAAATAGAGCAGGTCCTAAAGCTTTCACGCGAGAGGGGCATCGATACGGCCATGGAAATGAAAAAAATGCAGGCCTATCTGCTTTCCCATCCCGACAAGCGGTATTGCCTCAAGTTTGTTGTCAGATGGATGGACACGGCAAAGCCGACGCTTCCGCCGAAGCGAAGGGAAAGGGTTAATAATTTTCATTGTTATAGCCCACCCACAAGCCGTCCTTGGTGTGGACTAGGCTCAAAAGAGGCTTGGGAGGCGGCAGGGAAACCCTCTGAAGAGGATCTGATTCTAAGGAAGCGGGAGCTTGAGGGGGTGCCGGCGTGAATTTGGAGACCCAGACATACCAGCCTCAGGTCATGGATGCCAAAAGCCAGTATTGGTACCTTGACGCCGTATCGATCATTGGCGAGCTTGGTGGTGAGGCTCGGGCCGGAAGATTTGGCAACGAGGAGTGGGTCGGGGTTGGTCAGCCGGTTAAAAACTTCTGCGCCAGCAACGGGATATGCTACTCAATTCGGTTTGCTTGTATCCGGCTTCCGGCGGACGGATGGAGCTGGCTCAAGAGAATGCTCAACGGAGAGCAGTACGACAAGGCTAGGGAGATGTTCCTCATGTCCAGCGAGGAGTTCAAGCGGCGAACGGATGAGCTGATAGCCGATGTTGAGAAAAGGTACGGTAGAAGGGTAGGTGTTCCCAATGTATGTTGACGTAGACAAGGCCGTGGCTCAGGCGCTTTCCCTGAGAATAGGCGACCTTGAGAAGCGCGTGGACGCCATTGAGGCGCGAGTTCAGGCTCCGTCCAATACGGATGATGCCATTGAGGGGGAGACCGACTTCAAAAAAGCCTGCGGCTCAGTGGGGTATTCCGAGAAGCAAATTCTTAGCCACGACAGAGCCGGGGAACTTCAGGATGCCAGATACCAAATTGCCAGAATTCTTGTAAGGGGTGGCCTGACCGTCCGCGAGATATCCAGAATCATGCGGAGAAGCTGTCGGTCGATACAGAGGATGATATGACGAAGCATATTTACGTTTGGGGCTATTTACATCAATGCGGAGGGGCCGGACCCGAGGCCGGGCACATCATAGAGTTGCTTAGATTCAACCAATACGAGGTAACGTGCGTCCTGATGCCGGGGACAGACGTCCTCAGCGCCGGAGAGCCACGGCGGAAGTATTTTGACGGGATAGGGGTAAAGACCGAGGAGTACCGCCCCGGAATGTTTGAGGGAAAAATACTTTGGTGCTGGTGTCAGGACGAGGTGTTTCCCCACCTTGTGACAAACAATGAGAAGCCGGCCATTTTTGCGTACTGGCCATGCATGAATACGCTTTCCGAGAAGGAGCTTGTCGGTCTGTCGCTTGTTCCGAATGCGGCTGTTCTGTGCCAGTCGAGGTTTCAGCATTCAAGGCTTGTCCCGATATTGTCCGGGTACGGAATAAAAAATACGGTAAGAATTTGTGGGACATACTTTAATATTTATTCTCCTTGGAGCAGATTCAGGCTCAACCAGAAGGACAGGTCAAGGTTTGATGTCATTCGGATAGGTCGTGATGATCCGCTAAAATATCCGGATAATATGTGGGATATCGCCTATAGGCATGCCGCCCCCAAAATAAAGGGGTTCCATGTTGTTGGTTGGGGGCCCAATGGAGAGGCCAAGCTCGGCGACTACAGGAACGAGGATCATCCATACAATGGGAAAATCAAGGGGACCATTTTGGGCCATGTTTATGAGCCCCTGCTTCTTTCCGATATGCTGGCGTCCAGCCATGTCACCCTGATGTACTATCCTTGGCTTGAAAATGCCCCGAGGGTTGCCTTTGAGTCGATGGCAAGCGGATCTGTGGTTGTTGGGTCAAATACCGGGGGGATGCCGGAGTTTATCGCTGACGGAGAGAACGGCTTATTGTGCGACAATGACGAGCAGGTCATTCATCGGCTGGGAATGCTGGCGTTTGATGCAGATGCGAGAGAATCCTTGGTTCAGGGGGCTTTTGAGTCGCTCAGGCTTGGCATTGGAAATGGTCAGGCCGCGATGACTAGGTTTGCGGATTTCTTGTAAGCCTTGTTTTCTTGGGAAGCCTGTAGTGCGGGACCTTTCTTACCAATCCAAATTCGTCATTTATGCAAACCTTGAAGTATGCAATTTCAACAAGGTTCTTTAATTTGAGCCTTTTAAGGAACTTAAGCGCCTGAGTCCTGTTTACGCCAAGTTGTTCGGCAACCTGATCTGAGTTAAGCCAGTCCTTGGGAACCTTTTCGGCCTCGTTTGAAAGGGCTGAATAAAGTACCCTTGTCCAAGCATTTTTTGTTTTTGGTAGCCTGTGAAGCATTAGAATGATTTAACTCCTGTTGGAATTGTAAATTTTCCGCCTCTTTGTCTTGCAAGAAAAACATCGTGGCTTTTGTCTTCGCGGTGGATCAGGCCGTAGGCAAAGCCGTGTTGCCAACGCATTCTTCGCATCTGATTCCTGTTGTAGGCGGGGGCCAGATTGGACAGACATCCAATGTTCCAAGCCTCCCTTGCGTCGATTGAGACAGACTTAAAATAGTCGATTGCGTGAGTATGCCCAAAGAGCACGTTCCCGTAGGCATCGGCATGCTGCTTAGCGGAGTGGATGGCGTGGCCGTAGCCATGCACAAATTTAAGAGTTCCGCAGGCATAGACGCCTCCAACAGAGTCGTAGGGGAACATCCTCCCACGTAGTTCTTTTACCAAGGCCTCGATGTTTTCAATCCCAGCGTTTGCATAGTCCCTTGCAACGCCTGACCTTGAGTTTTGGGCAAGGTCATAAATTCTTTCGTCATGATTTCCTCTTAAAAAAATCCTTTCGTCTCCAAAAGAGAAGAACTTCCTTAAAAACTCCTCTCCGGCTTGCCAGTCTTTTTCTAGGGACGAGGCCTGATCCTCGTCGCCAGCGCCCCTCCGGATAGCCTTAAAGTCCCATAGGTCTCCAATCATGACAACCAAGTCGGGCTTGTAGTCAGACATGAATGATAAGAGGGCCCTTACGGATGACTTGTCCTGTTCATCCCCATGGACGTCGCCTGCGGCAACAAACTTGATTGGGCTTGGCATTACCATTTCCCCTTTGGACATTTTCCGGTTGCCAGCCTTGCCTTAAGCGCCATGAAGCACCCACAAATAGTGCAACGCCCGTCCTTAAAAAACTCGCACTGCTGACAGATTTCAAGACGCTTGTCTATTTCGTCTTTTTCAGATAACTCAAAACCTGATTTTGCCCAAACAATTGTGTCGCGATAGAGGCTTCTTGCCATATCTATCGCTGGAGGAGGGGTGCCGACAATTTGCTCGTTGACGACCCCGGGCGTATGGATTTCGGCCGGTCCTCCCGGCGGGGATCCAAACATCTCCTCGGCTATGTCGACATTAAACCTATCTTCGCTCACGAGTCCTCCGTTATCGGAAAATTCTCAAGAATGTTTCTTATGTTGGCGCCGCCCTCGATTCCGTTTATTTCGCCAGCCTCAAGCTTCATGGCGGTATTAAGGATTCTATTTAGGCAAATAATAAGATGGTGAGAGTAGGCCACCGCATCCAAGGCCTCGCTTCTTAGGTTATTTGCGTACCAAAGCGCCCCAGCCGTCCAAAACTTGGATTTATGCTCCTCATGTCCGCTTTCATATTTCCTCCGGCCATCCACATAGGCGCAGGACCAGATGGAATGTCCGTCAGCCTCGTAATCCTTAGTTGTCCCGTTTTTCATCTCCACCTTCCTCCAGAAGCTCCTTTAGTGCGACCCGCAGGGCTGGGCTGGATTTAACAAGCTGGACAGGGTCGTCCATTTTTTGATGAGCAACCATAATTTGTTGTCTTTCTACCGGTCTACCAACGATATAGGAAAGAGCCAGTTCGGCGGCCTTAATGCGCGTCGCGTAATCCGGAACCTCATCTGCCTGCTGTCTCTTCCCGTCCCACTGATGCTTCACGGCCGAAAGGGAGTCGGCAATTGCCCTTACGATGGATTGCTGGATTGACGGCTCGGAGAGGGCCTTTTCAAGCCACTCGGCCGGCTTGATGTCCTTCTTAATTTCCCGAAGAGTCGGCTTCGATCCAGTCTTTAACGACGATCGTTTGGCTTGAGCGGCGCTTTCTGTAGACACCGTCTCCGTCTCTTGATCCTGATCCATTGGTGTTCCCCTCTATGGTTATGCAGTACCTTGGCTTCGGGTCTTCTATGATCCCGGTGTGCCCGATTCTGCGTAGACTGCTAAAATAGATTCCGAAGACGTCACCACGCTCTGCCTTTTCGGTTGGCTTTCTTTTTCCTGATAGCCATGCCGGAGACCAACCCGTTCTCGGCACTCGATCCGAAAGGCCGGCTTCTCTGAAGACATAGTAGTTGAAGGCAGCACACCAAGGGTGGCCGGGAGCAAGGCCCACGGAAGCAAGGATCTTGTCCACCACGGGCCCGGTGTTTGCGCCTCCTTCTTCTTTTGTCTCCAGTAGGGCTGAAGCGACCCAGACGACGTCATCTCGCGGTCCTGCGAGCGAGAGAAAAGGCATCGCAAAAACAGCCAAGGCAACACAATAATGCACTTGGCTATCTCCATGAGAGAAGGCATGAAATTGCCCCCAAGAAAAGAACCGACCACACGGCGATTGAATACCAAAGCCTCGCCTGTGGCGTTGCCGACCGCCAGTCCTGAGTCCAGCGGTTCTCGTCGATGTGGTTGTCCAGCGAGGGCCACTCGATTTGAAATGCCAGCCAAGCAAGCCATACAGCCAAGAAATATGTTGCGGCCCCAATGGCAAGCCCATGAATTGATCCCCTGTCCCACACGCCGGCCGTTGGGTCAACCTGCTGGAAAATTGGCCCTGAAAACCAAAAGACCATGCCGGCTATTAGGAAAGCCCAAAACCCCTGAAGCGTTGAAAAAAATCGTTTCACCAAGGTATCCCCACAAATTTTCGGGCCAGCCAGAGCAGGGGGCCCCTAAGCGAGAACAGAACAGCCACAATTAGGGCCCCGCGCCAAATCCATAGCTCCTTCAGGGCCTTCCTTTGCTTCTCTTTCCAATATGAGGCCTTGGAGAGCGCATCGTTACGCTCCTTAACGGCCTGTTCCAATTGTTCGGTATTAGTAAGGCAAAGTTCTTTGGCGGATGCTATTTGCTTTCTTGCCTCGTCTAGGTGTTTTCTTGTTTCGGGGTCAGCCGTCTTGTAGGCCTGCTCGAGGCGGGTTTCGGCGACGCTAAAGTCAGGGGCAGACCGGTGTGATACCGAGCTGCATCCGGAAAGCCCGATTAGGGCTAGAATTAAGAGCATTTGAGTCTGCATGGATCATTCGGGGTTGAAAATGCCTGCGTACCCCACCTTCCTGTGTCTTGGTCGAATGTCCTTGAAAACCTAGAATTCTGCTCAAAAACACGACCGGATTGTGCGGTTCGGTTTGTTCCGGTTGTTCGCTCGGACCTATTCGATATTTTTGTGCCTGTTCCGGATTTCCGCTCGTTGGACGATTCAGACCCGCTTACGTTTCCGGTTCCAGACGCGCGATATGTGTCGACTTCACTTCCGCTGCCTTGGGATCCCTTTGACTCGCTATCTATTCCCGCACCATTTCCGTTTTCCGATTCTCTTTTTGATTCAACATCTGATTGATCCGATGATCCTGAATTTGCATTTGTCTCAAGGGAGGATTGTCCGGACGTTCCGGCCCCTGACGATGACCCGACTTCTCCATTTGCCTCTCCGGAGCTATCCAATCCTCCGGAGCTATCCAATCCCGAGCTTTGAGTTGATTCGCGGTTTGAGCTTGTCTCCGCTTCACGCTCCCCGCTTATCTTGGAAGATGTTTCAACATCTGATTCTAGGTCTACGGATGTCTCGGAAAGCCCGGAACCGCCAATATCCACGGCCGCGACAGACATCCTATCCCCGCTGGCAACAGTTTCAGTTGTTGAGGACGACTTGAGGAGCGTTTGGTACGCAGTTACAACCATCATCTCAAAATCAATTTTCTCCGGAAGGTCCACCATAATCCCGTTAAGCGGGTTCGCCTGATTGTTGTTTCTGGCCGTGGCAACGCCTTTTCGCACCTCCGCAAGCGCCGTCCTTATGAACCCATCAACTTCTGCAAGTGGAACTATGTTCATTTTCCGAAAAGCATTTGAAATTTAACAGAGAGGACTTGCCAGATGGCGGAAACGACGGCGCCTGCCACAACTCCGACAAGCCAAAGCTTGGTTTTCAGGCTGTGGGACTGCCGCTCCAAGTCTGCAATCCTCATCTCACATTCATCAAGTTTTTGAACGTGGCCATGAAGCCAGTCGTGGATTTGAATCTGCCTTTGCTCCATTCGGGCAAGGCGCTCTCCCTGCGTTTGAAGGCGGTCCCTTATGTCCGATATCTCTATGTCAATGTTCACGGGAGAACGTCTCCGGGGAATTGGACGACGATTGGGACGCTGAACTTAACAACGCATCCCACGTCATCCTTCTCTGTTTCGGTTCTGGTGGTTGATCCGCTTGTTGATCTGGAGGTGCTTGTTGAGCGCGACGAAGAAGAGCTTGTTGACCCAGACCGACTTCCGGACGAAGACCCACTTGAGGAGGAGCTTGTGCTTGAGCTATTGCTCGAGCTTGTCGACCCAGAGCCTGATCCAGACTTGCTTGAGCTAGAGCTGGTGCTTGAGCTAGAGCTGGTGCTTGAGCTAGACGACCTAGAGCCAGAAGAGCTTGTGCTTGTCGACTTGGAGTTGAATCCGCTTGTGCTTGTCGACCTGCTACCAGAAGAGGATTCGCTCCTTGATGTTGACGAGGACCCGGACGAAGAACTCGATTTGCTTAGGCTTCTTGAGGTGGAGGAGGAGTTGCTTGTGCTTGAGCTAACGCTCCTTGAGGACGAATTTGACGTGCTTGAACTTCGCGAGGTGGAGCCCGAATTGGATGAGGATGTGGATCCGGATGTGGATGAGCTTGTGGATCCAGAGCTTGAGGTCGATCCGGAATTAGACGAGCTTCCAGAGCCGGAGTTTACGGAATTTCCGGTCTGCTGATTAAGATAGTCTGCTAGGGTGTAACTCATGACGCCTGATTAAGGGCCCCCGTCGCCTCATCAAGACGCCAGTATTTCCTGCTAATTCTCATGTGCTGACATTTGTCGGAACATTCTGACTCCAGAGATGAGTCCGATTTTGTGCCAGTATCGCTCTCGTTGTCTGATTGGGTATTTGATGTGGTTCCGGTGCCATTTCTCGTTTCATTGGTGGTCTCAAGGTCTGTCCCGGTTCCACCTTCGCTATTGGAGTCTGTTTCAATGCCTGTTCCGGTTGCTTGGTTGCTTTCGGACTCAACGTCATTCCCAGCGGAAGATGATCCGGATCTTCCGCCAGATGTCCCTGTCTCTGATTCGCCCTGCCCCTGAATTGACCCGTCGGAGTCTCGGTCCGAAACAAGGCCCCCATCCTTGCTCGTTTGTGTTCCGGATTGGCTTGATGAACTGGATTGGCTTGATGAATCCAGCTGAACCTCGCCGTCAAGCGATCCGACCTCAGAGCTAGACAGCTCCGCCGTAGCGGAGCCTGTTCCTCGCCTTTTTGTTCCAGCGCTAAGACTGGACTCGCCTTGCAAGGAAACCTCTGCTTCTGCCGTGATATCGCTGTCTATGGAGTTTTCGCTTTGCGTGATGCCCATTTCTCTCGTTAGAAACTGATGCTTCGATACTAGATTTAACTCAAAATCAATTCTCTCGGGAAGATCGCACATCACGCCGGCAGCAAAGTCCGCAGTATTGTCCATTCTCGCCAAGGCAACCCCGCGCCGAATCTTGGTCAAGACATCGGTGACAAGCCCCGAGGTTAGTAGGATGGGGGATATTACTGCCATCTTAGTATCCCGCAGGGGTTAGCACTTTGCTGATGTTTGATCCGGTTGGCTCATGGTAGGTCCTGAGGTATCCCTCAACTTCCTTCCCCCTCGCGATGGCCAGTGCCCTGTCAAGGCTGGGGTTCCAAGCGGCTGTCTGTGCCAACTCGGAAAGGATCAGGGGTATCACAAATGCCTCCAAATCGAATGTCCCGACATAAACGTCGGCTGGCGTTGATATGGACTGAAGTGAAAATTGCTGGGGCTCTAGGCTTGCGGAAAACCTTATTGTGGCTGGCTCGTTCGGGAACGGATATACCCTGACAAACGCCCTTACTGGACCCCCAATGGCGTCTCCAAGATGCTCAATTGAGTAATACTGCGGAACATTTGACCTTCTCGGGATAAGAACCTCATCCTCTTCAAGGGGAAGGCTGGAGAGGTAAGAAAGCCTGTATCTTTCGTCATAAATTACGGATCCCTCGATTCTGCGGATGGGCGAGTAGACTGGAACAACATCGTCAAAGAGAACTGCCTGATATGTTCCAGTTTGCCCGGTCCAAGGCTCGCGAAGCTTGGATCCAAGCCCAAGCGGACAGCTTCTATTCCCAACGCGGAGCGTGTCACCGATGTCATCGGCGGAAAGATCGTTAATCCCAGTGAAATCATACGACCCTTGGGTCAGGGATATTGAGCTATAATTTCTGGGCGGCTTTATGTAGGCCGTCACGGGAGTTACCTTTCTCCCGCTAGGAGCGTTAAGATGATACCGGGCCATGCCGGCGTTCATCGCTCCGACAATAACTGAGGCCAAGTCAGCCGGAATGGTGGATGGGTCTTGCGGTAGCGGGGTCGAGGAGAGAACCCTTTGGGCTAGCTGGAATGTGGTCATGCGGCCTCCGATAGGGTTTGCATGGCCCTGTCATACTCGGCCTTCAAGAGCGGTTCCCTCTGCTTGGATTTATCGGCAAAGAACAGAGAAGAGCAGACAAGGTACCGAGCAATCGGGAGAAGAAGGGTTTCGGCGTAATTGTGGGGTATGGGGATTTGTGTTTGAGCCGTGTAATCAGCAGTTGTGAACGCCGGCGCCCGTAGGGAGGCCTCAAGGGCAAGAACCGTGCTAACAGTCGGGACAGGAACAACGAGAATTGAGAGGGAAGTTGCATCGGGCGCCGTTCCGCGATTCTGGTCGATGAAATAGGCCTGAGGGGGAGCCCCCGCAAGAGCCGTGATGCTTCCCGCATAAATGGATGCATAGTTGTCATATTCCCCCCTTGTCCTGATTGGGCGAAGCAACATGCCGTCTGCACGACGCACAGGACCGAGAACGGACTGGATGCTTTCACTAAGGAGGGTTTCCTTTTGATTGGGCGGAATGGTTACCGACTCTTCGCTTCTGGTGTAGTAGTCAAGAAGGCGATGGCCCTTTGTCCAAAGCAACTGCATGGCTGAGTTGAGATCGTTGAAAATCCTTCGGCGCATAATGTCCGGAGCGGCCGCATTGTTCGGGATGCCGAACACCTCATACATTGAGTCGATGGCTTCGTTTACCTTCACGAGTTTTTCCGTGGGCGTCCGCGCTTGCGGGGCTTCTCAACCCTGTCGTCAATCCTGTTTTGGTTCTCGTCCTTGAAGTCTGCCGGGTCCCTAGAGAACACCTTCTCAGCGGTCATATAGGCCTCAATGGCGGGGAGCGAGGATCCCAGCGTCTCGGTTTCGGAAACCGGATCTTTCATTAGCCTTACGATTGGAATGTAAATTTTGTTCGGAACGGAAAGAATGGACTCCAAGTCGGCGGAGTCTTCCGGGCCCAGTTCGCCACGATCCCAGAGGTGGGCGCGATGAATGGGCGAGTATACGAAAGTTCTGTTGGCGCCCTTGGCGTCCTGAATACGCAGATACGGGAGATGTGCGGATCCTCCCAAAATGATGCAAATGGCTCTCATCAGAAAAGGATAGGGTGGGGGAGTTTTTTAGGCTCCCCCACCCAGTCCAATACCATTTAGATGGTCGGCAGGGTCAGACCAGCGTAGTTCACCGCGTGGGTCAGCACCAAGTAGTTGGGCTGTTCGCCATCGGGGCGGACATACGGGCTCTGGCCGAAGATCGACGTAATGTAGGTCTTACGCACGAATTCGCCGTCGTGATTTTCCTCGGAACGCTCGCCGTCGAGGGAGCCGTAACCGCGCACGGCGGCCAAGGCACCAAGAACGACAGAGCGGCCAATCGCCACTCCGCTGGAGTTGCACTCAACAATGAGCGATCCAACGGGGAAGTCGTTGGTGATTTTGGTGGAATGGAACGGGTCGTCAGCAACGGCGGAGGCCACCGCGCTGCCGTTTGCCGTATTCCAATCGGCGGCAGTTTTGCGCTGGAATGCACCGGTCGTGTCGGAGCTTCCGCTCGCGATCAGGGTACGATCCAGCGTGAGGGTCGTGCCGTTGTTGGCCGAGTAGTGGAAAATGTTGTATTTCCCATTGGTCGGGTTGATCAACAGAACGAAGCCATCAGCCTGTTCGGAGCCGAAGCCAGCGCCGGTCGACAGGGTATCGCCTTCAATGAACTTATAGGCATAGCCCGAAAAGAGCTTGAAGTACGCAGCCTTGCCGGCGGCGGAGGCCGAGCCGCCACCCTGAAGGGTGATGGCCGAGGTTCCGGTGGCCGTATTGACCGCATTGCCAGAGGAGGCCTTTGCGTTCAGCGGGGAGCCGATTGCGCCAAAGCCATCGTGGTCGGTCGGGTTGAACTGACGAATCGCGTGACCATCGAGGTCGACGAATCCGCCGGTGAACTGAACGCCATTGTAGCCTTCGGACGCGGCGGCGGCCTGAACAGCGGCGAGGTACTTGGGCTCGCTTTTGAGCGAGAGCAAGCCTTCACCGGTGGAGACCACCACGTAGCGGTTAATTTTGTTCTTGTTGATCGTGGCGACCGTGGCCGGACGGGCTCCGCGAGTGCGAAGCTGTTGACCGGCGGCGATGATGCCATCATAGCTGACAACGTCGGCGGAACGCAGGGCGCTAACGCTCGATTTGTTGTTTGCGTAGATGTAATTCTTGCTCCCGCCTTTGTGCAGGAACATTTTCATCAGCTTCTCGGTCTTGATGCGGCCAAGCCAGTTGCCCAGCATCACGGGGACGTTGGACTTGAGCTCGGAGGCCAGAGCCGTCTTTTCCTCAAGCCGGCGGTTGTAAGAAACCGCATGCCGAAGGAAGTCAACGGTCAGGTTGTACGCGCCAACGCGGAAATCTTCCGTGTTGTCGTTGACCAGCGTGTCGCCGGTGACGCCCTCTCCGTAGAGTTGGGCCATCGTGCGGAACGTGATCTTGGATCCAGCGCCGCGACTCAGGTCGCGGATGGACATAACAGGGTAGCCCTCAGTCGGCCCTTCGAACTGGTTGAAGAAGTTCTCAGCGGCTTCGGAGAGTTGTACCCCTTTCTTCCAGAGCTCGGGAAGAAACGAGGACGCTTGACTGGTAAAGTCAGTCGTCGAATTGTTGGTAGGGATATTTAGAGCAACGCTCATGTATCGCCTCCTTTCAATTTAGCCTCAGAGCTTGGCCATGAGTTCGCGGAATTGGTCCACGTCCTCAATCTTGGACAAAACATCAGAGGCGGTTAGTTGTTGGGGTGTGTTGGTGCGAGCGTTACCGCTTGCGGGTTGAATGGTGGGACTGCGTCGGGCGGCGCTTGGTGAGGGCGCGGCAACCTTGGCTGGAGCCGGGGCAGGGGAGGCCTTGGGGGCCTTCGGGTTCCTCGGGGCGATTCCAAGTTCGTTGGCGGCCATCTGGGCCAGCCTGAACGGCATTTGGGGATCGCTGATGAGGGGGTTTCGGGTGTCCTGCAAGACATCGAAGATTTCGAACATCTTCTTTGTCAGGGCGGAGTCCTTTCTGGCCGTGTCGGGGTAGAATTCCACCGCCTTTTGCTTGGCGGAATTCAGGGTTTCCTGACGTGTGACCCTTTCGGCCTCCTCCTGTCGCTCCGCAAGCTTTTCGGCTTTGCGAAGCTCCTTTTGCAGTTTGCTGATTTCGAGCTCAAGGTCGGCGGCCTTGTCGAACTCAAGGGTTCTGATGGCCTCAGCCCTTTTTGCGGACTTGGCATCAAGCTCGTTTTCCAGCTCAGTCAGGTTCGGCAATTGCTGTGCCGGCTCTGCCTGATCCTTGCCTTTGGCCATTTCCATCGCCTGTTCTAGAGAGAGGTCTGGGTTCCGGGCCCTGATTTGCAGGGCCTTTCGCTCAACCTCTGACCAGCTTCCGATGCGGATCCTCTCCGGGAGACCCTCCGGATCAGTTTCGGCGATTTCCTCGGCCTTGGGTTCCTCCTGCTCCTTTTCCTCGGTCTTTTCGGCCTCTTCAGCTTTTGCCGGCTCTGGGGCTTCCGCCGCTTCAGCAGGCTGTTCGGCAGGGGTTTCGGGTTGCGAAGTTTCCTTTGCAACCGGTTCTGCCTGTTTGGCTTCGATGGCCTTGGGATCCAAGGTCTGGATTAACTCGTGATAGGCGCGCTCATCAAGCGCCGCCACATCCACAGTCTTGTTCTGCGTTTCGTTAGAAACGCCCGTCTGAGTGTTTGTCTCGGCTTGCGCCGGAGTGTTTTCGCTCATGCATATTCTTTTGGGCTACATGGCGTAGCTCGCAAAAACATTATGAGCTTGCGACGCGTATCCTATTTGTCTCTTTCCTTTAGGGTCCAAGTGTCTGTTACGGCGAGAGCGCCTGCGTAGTAAGGCCTGCCCCAGCTGCTTCCGGATGGGATTGTGACACCGTCCACCGTAATGGTAACCTTTGTTGAGTGTTTTTGATATGCTCCCTCCCCACTACCCTGAGTCATATATTGGGTTTGCCACCCAACGGTTGGGTATGTGCTTGAAAAGACGATATCTGGATAAACATCGTCTTTTTCTGGGTCATACCAGTGTCCCGTCTTGGGTATATGGATACTTGTGACGGAAAAAAATCTAACCCTGCAATTTCCATAATAGCATCGTATTGATGCTCGGCCGGAACCGCAATCTATGCTTCCGCATGTGGACGCCTGCAAAACCCTGTCTGTCGTGTTGTCATTATACTGAATCCAGTCCGTGTCTGGGGCTTCGTCATCGCAATACCGCTCCACGGGACCAATAT